CGTCGGCATCTACCTCTCCGGAGACGAAGTAGACTTTTCGCTTGGTGTCCTTCAGCTTCTTCTTGACGGCCTCGAAGAGAGGCTCTCCATGCTTCTCGACAAACTGATACAGAATCAGACTATTGCCCTTGAGATCCGCGACCAGGTTCGTGATGAAGCGATTGCGTGGCTCATATGACGTCAGAAAGTCGAGCTCGTCCTGATAATCGAGGGAATCGTGCTCCTTGCGAATTGCCTCGGGATACTTCAGCACGAGCATGTGAATCTTCAACTGAGCCAGAACATCCGCGTCGATGAGCTCATGTGTTGTCGTCACCTGATAGGTCGGACCGAAGCATCCTTCGAGCACCAGCTTATTGACCTTGGCATCCTCACCTCCCGGAAGCGTACCGGTCGTTCCGATGCGGAACCAAGCGTTCTTGAGCCAGCTCATGATCTTGGTCAGTGAAACGGCCTTGAACAGATGTGCCTCATCGCCAAAGACACCACCGAACTGCTCGAACCACTTGGGCCCCATGGTAACGGCCGACTGCCAGGTCGTGATGATCACCGGTGGATCTACTTCTACTTTTTCAATCTTTCGAATTTTCATAGAATACTCTACCTAATTTCCAGATCGAAACATCAATTGTTTCAGGTTTCATAAGTTTTGAAATTATATCAAATCATCTTTTAACGTAAGGTCTTTCGCTTTCTTCTCACCAAAACGTGTTGATACTATATCATTCGGTGATAGTATTCTAATTGAACCATCTTCCAAAAAAACCTTTACTTTTTCTTTTTTAGGATCTTTATCTTCTCCACCCATCAAAATGCTTATTGAAGAGTCAGCGTCGAAAGATGCATCTTCAGATGAATAATTTGAAAAATCATTTTGCATTTGAAGAACTAAACTTCGGGTAGGAACGATGACGATTGCCTTCTTCGAAGAACCTTTGAGATGATTCAGATACCATCGTAGAAGCTGATAGATGATCAGAGACTTACCAGAACCGGTCGGGGAAACCAGAAGGATCTTCTGAAGCTTGATCGCACGATCTATGGCATCTTTCTGGTAATCCCTTAGCTCGAGCGGCTTATCGTCCGCCCCGGTGGCCGCATAAAGGCCTTCAGACGCTTCGGATTCAGCTTCTGAGAGGTCGGGAAGCCACAGCCCTGGTGCCAGTTCAAGTTCGTGTTTCCGTGAGTCCGCGTACTTCTGAAGGTGATGGAGCAGACCGGCCGGAAGAGTCTGATTACGAAGATTGAACAAATGTATACGCCCATCCCATTGCCGACGCTTGAAGGCCGGAGAGAACTGATATCCGGCCGCAAAGAACGAGAAGAACTCAGATAGCTCCTGAAGGACTCCGGAATCCTCACAGGTCACGCGAAGGTGTGCCTGATCGATCGAATTGACGTGTATGATGGCCATGTAGTATTTATTAGCACCCGGCCGTAAACTTTCGAAAGTCCAGAACGTTCTTGATGTGCTGATGCCTCCAGCGAAGTGTATCGAGAATCTCCGTCAGAACGTCCACGCCGGTCTGAAAGTATGTTTTCTTGTCGAGCGCCACACGTAAATCCGAATCCGCGTCGACGTAGGTTTCCAGATCCGAGCGAAGAGGCTTCGAGGCACCTTTGAATGGATCGTACGGCCACTTGCGCTCGTCCATCTCCTCCTGTGTCATCTTGCCGGTGTAGTATAGCCACTTGGCATGACGAAGCTCGGACAGCTTGGATTCTGTGGTACGAAGCTTGAGCTTAAACTCCGTGAGGTATGCCAGGTACTTGGCATGAATCTTGGCGAACTTGAGGGTCGAGTCGTCCAATGCCAGAGAGTCAAGTTGACAATCGGATTCCCATTCCTTGATGATGTCTTCAACGGTAATCATAATGTAATCTGAAATTATTTATACCTGTACAGGGTGCTACACGAGCACATTGAAGTAGTTGAATCGCAGAGTCAGATCACAGGGCAGATATTGAATCGTCTGTGCCTGTGTGTCAAACTGAAGCTCACCGATCGTGGTCGGAAAGGCGTCATGAAACTGAAACTGGCGATTTATCGTATTCTTCGAAGAAAGAACCGACAGAATCACATCCGTACGAAGAGGCTGACCAGATGTGGTCGCATTTGTTTGAAGCCAATTGAGCGCTTCCACATAATTGCTCATGTTCTCATCGACCATGAACTTTACACGAAGAGTCTCATATGTGATTGTTTCTCCAGGAAAATAAGCCGATTGATTGTGATAGTTTTCCTTGACTTCTCCCATGCTCAATGAAGGAATATTCACGGATGTGCAAAAATACTCAATGTTTGTAAATTTGGGATTCTGAATTGTCAGCTTAAAGTTAACCTGCTGCAGGAAATTCAGATTGGTCGTCAGCGAATTCATTGATGTTTATTTATGGACAAGAAAAAACCGCAGTCCCCTTTCGAGGACTGCGGTCATGATAGCGAAGCTAATCAGCTTAGCTTGTAGCAGCCTGAACGCCGCGGAGACTGATATTACGCACATTAAATGTTCTGTAATAAAAGTTGCCACGATCGTTGCCGTTCTGAGCACCAGCCGCCGCCGGATTGATCTGCTGAACGAACGGATTCGCGACCACGCCGTAACGCGTTTTGAAGGCGATACGAGGTTGGAAGGAAGCCGGATCGATCGCGCGGACCATGGTGAGCGGAACGTAAGGCGCATAGAAGATACCAGCGTCGTACGGATTCGTGCCACGATAGCCGACCGTGATGTAGTCCGTGAAGGTATACGGATCGATGTACACCTTGATGCGACCATTCAACACACCAGCAAAGGTGTTACCCGTGTCGTCGACTTCGAGCTTCGAGCTCAGAGCCGGCGCGTAGTCCAGAGAGCCAGCCGCGGCCAGAGCCGAGGCTACGTTGGACGAGCAGAGGATGAAGTTACCCTTGCCACGGCGAGTTTCCTTGGCGATCTGATTCGCTTCGAGCTCAATCGCCATGTGAAGGCTCTTGTACCGTTCCGCGGCCCAGCGACCATCCGCGTCCGTGCGGACGTCGTAAACACCAGGCGTGGTGTAGTTGAAGCGAGCGCCGAGGACGGCTTTCGCATTGATCGTTTCAATGATTTCACGATTGATTTCGAACAGGATCTCCGAGGAGAGGATGTTCGCCAGCTCGGATTCCGCATCGAGACCATGAACGGCCTTGAGATCCTGAGCGAGTTCCATCGTGTAGCTCGCCTTGAGCGCGCGAGTATTCGCGGTCACGACGGTCTTTTCGATGTCAAAGCCCATCGTAGCGAAGTCTTGATTACCGCTGGTACCAAGCAATTCGCCGGTCGCCGTAGGCAAAGCCTGACCGACCTGATACGGAGCCGTACCAGCATAGGCTTGATTACCCGAGAACGCCGAGGTGATCGGAGCCAGGTTCGCAAACAACACGGTTGAAGCCGAACTCAAGGTCGAGACCAATGCCGTGTCAATCGTAACCACACCAGAGTTAGTGGTAACGGATGCAACACGAGTGCCAGGAACGACGCCCTGAGCGATCACCAAATCGCCGACCGCAAGGCCCGCGAGAGGAGTCGCCGTCAACGTGATGGTCGTAGAACCGGCCGTTGAGGTCGCATTGCTGATCGTACCATTGTAGTACGAGGACTGAGAGGCCGTCGAAGAGCCAGCCACGGAAGGCTGATTCGAAGTCGTGCCTTGAACGCCGCCATAGAGCGAGTCGTCACCGGCCGCAACGGTCTGACCGGAGGTCGTGCTCAACGCGGAGGTGTATTTCGGCTTGAGCGCGAAGATCAGACCGGTAGGTCCGCTCATCGGCTGAACGCCGGCGATATCGTAGGCGATCAAGTTCGGCATCGCGCGGCGCACGAGGGAGATCAAGATCGGATCGAAGTTTTGAATCGCACCGGTGCCCATGTCGGCTTCGGCGAGCATCGAGCGCTCTTCTTTGAGAGCCTTCTGCTGGTTTTCGAGCAATGCGGCCGTGACGGACCGGCGATAGTTATCCTTAAATGCAGGAGCTTCCGCGTGATCCAACACCGCTGCCCATTTTTGTTCGGACTGTTCGGTATTAAACATACTTTCTTTTTGTTATGGTTGGGGGTTATTCTCTCACCGACGATTCGGATTATTGCGTTCAGCACGAGAGATAGCACTGACGTAACGTTTCATGTCATCTGGCAATGTAGCCATGGAATCTTCTTGACCCTCGATGATTATCGTACCCGAATTAACTACTTTCTGTGGTTTCACGTTCGCCTTCACGATGGAAGACGGCGCTGACTGAGGAGCCTTGCCAGAGAAGTACGACTCCTTGATCGTGGTCACCTTCTTCGAGAAGGCTTCCGCGGATTCAAAGATGACGTCCTTGGTGAGCTCCGTTAAACGAGAGGCCTGAGTGGTCGCCAATCCCTTCGACGCTTCCGCGAGAATGGACTTGCGCATCAACTTCTCGTTCTGAACTTTCACGGATTCAACGAGCTGATCATTCTGCTTCACTTGCTCCTGAAGCTCGACAATGCGAGAGTTCAATGATTCCACCAAGTCCTTGTCGGCCTTGGGAACCTCGATGTAGCTCTCGGCAAACACGTTCTTCAGAGAGGTGATGAAGCCTTCGGCGATCTCCGTGCGAAGGGTCGAGTCGACGGCGACTTGATTCTCCTTCATCCAGGATTCGACGACGTACATGAGGTACGAGTCGACCTGTTCGGTGACCGTGTTCATGATCTGCTCGGCTTTCTCGGACAACTTGATCTGATATCCTTCATGGAGCTGCTTACGAGCCAAGCGAACTTTGCTCTTAACGGCCGCTTCGAAGATCGTCTTGGCCTTGGACTTGAAACCTTCCGTGAGGTTGGCTTCACCGTTCATCAGTGCCGTGACGTCCTCTTCCATGTCGACTTGATCCACGTCGACTTCAGCTTCTTCAGCTTCGTCTCCCTCTTCATGCTCTTCCGTGCTTCCACAGGTGCATTCGCCGTCACAGGTACAGGTACATTCTTTGTCCTCTTCTCCGTGAGTTTCCGAGTTGGAATCACCGTTCTCGTCATCGAGCTTCTCAGCTTCGTCTTTCGAGACGGGTTCCTCTTCCGTGATTGGACCAGGAGCGTGTGCGATCGGAGCTTTAGCATGCGGCGCGGCCGCAATTGCCTTCTCCATATCTTTAACGCTCTGATCCATGCTCTCGATCGATTCCTCGATCTTCTTTTGGTTTTTCTTCGTGGCCATCTTCTTCAATGTTTGTTGGAGAGGAAGCCCCGAAGGGACCTCAGTCTCATACTATTCAATCTCGATCGAGCAAACAGGCTCGCTTCGAGTACCCATACCAATAACTCCCTGACGTATCAGGAGAGATTCTGTTAGCTGATATCCCGAAGGAATTGCTCAAATGATTTGATCTGAGCTTCAGCGTAAAATTCTTTGCTTCGTGTCTGACGGATTTTCTTCAACGACTCGTTCATTCGATCGACTTTGTTGGCAACGTACTGTTTTCCATCAAACACCCAGTCAACCGATTCCATGATTCCCTCGACGAAGGCCGAGGGAGCCGAGGGATCCTGAACAATGTCGACCGTGGCCAGACTATAATCTGGCTTCACGTAGGTCTTACCTGCGCGGGATTCAACTGAACCCATGCCGCGAGAGGACACTCCAAGTTTCACTCCACCATCCAATAGGCCCTTGACGATCTGTCCCATCGGAGTGTTGAGAATCAGTGCCTTGCCATACACATCATCTCCGTTCCAGTTCAATTCCGTGATGCGATGTGACACTTTATCCAGATTGATCGTGGGACCGTCCGGGTGATTTAGTTCACCTACCGCACGGCCAGTCGACACCTGCTCGGCGACGAAACGACTGACGGCCTCACGGAGTACGGAACGAGGATAGATTCGATTATTTCGATTCTGCTTCTCGGCCTGCATGAAAACGCCTTCCAAGAAGTACTTCTTCTCGGTGCCGGCACTTTCAATGAGAGGCTTGATGCCGTTCTCGTTATACTCCGTGATGAGTAAAGCCATAATTTCTTATTCCAATTTCCGCTGTTTTCTCTTTTCCCAGGCCAATCGCATTTTTGCTCTAGACTCTTCTGATCTTTTAGATCCAATATGTGCGACTCTCGTTTTCTCTATAGACTCAGGAGAAAGTTTATAACGTTGTCGAGCCATGCTCATTTTAGCTCTAGTTTCTCGTGAATGCTTTCTTCCAATTGCTTTAGCCCTAATTTTTTCTTTAGTTTTAGCAGAATGAGTATAATTCCATCCTCGGGCTCCTGCATTATTATTATGCTGATTATAAAAATCCATACTGCCAGCAGCATCAACTGCTAATAAAATTTTAGTCTCAAGAGCAGCCATTTTTTCTTTACTGCCTGTGGCAATTATGTATCTTTCGAAATTATCAGGATTATTATAATAATCTTTCAAAAAAACTTTGCTTGAACAAATATATCCATCATTTAATGCCCCAGTATGATACCCCACGTATAGTCTATTATCTATTTTATTCCTCCAAGAATAGACGAAAGATTGGTTCATTGTTACTTAGATTCGACCGTAGGGTTATTGAAAACCTGATCGACCAGAGCCAGCTTGCGAACTTCCAACGCCGCGATTGCCTTCTCGGCCAATCCACGTTGAAAAGCTTGCTCGGCCTGTTCGGTATTGCCGGCAATGACCGCATGAACAAAAGTTTCGGCGTGTTTATTCATCTTAAAGGTTTATTTATACGATTTGTGATTTTCAAG